TTACAAAAAAGAGTGGGTAGAAACCCACTCCGCTTGTCCAATATTTATGAAAACCTTCGAATTCTGCAATGTTCCTAAGAACTATATTATAATCCTAGTATCAGCTTCACTTCAGCCTCTGCGTTAGTAGCACCGTTGGAAGGGATAGCCAAGAGAATGTTGCGTGGTTGTGTATGTCTGTCAACAGGAGTAGGAGAATTTTCAGATGCAGTTCCCTGTATGATATACAAATTGTATGTAGCAGCGGGTAATGCAAATGCAGTAGGAGCACCGAAGTCAGATGGACGAGCCATTTGCATTCCGGGATACTGTGTACCTAATCCTTTGTAAACATCAGATTCAAATTCCAGTTCAGCTACCTGGTTGTAAGTACCAGTTCCCCAGTAAGCATTGGCAGTACCACTTCCAGAGTAGGTAGCAGTTGCTGCATTATCATTCAATGAGTCATAACTGAATGCCAGGCGGAAAGTGATTCCTGCAGAGGCAGCGGTTAAGATGATGGTAGTGGTAGACAATGTAGCAGTAACAATACTATCTGTGCCCTTGTTAATTACGTTGGTCTTATCATTGATAAGGTCAACAATGCGCTGTAATAGGATAGCAGCAGTAGTATCAGTTGCTTTAGCAGTAACACCATATTCCCATGATGGGAAAGGCTGGTAGCCGGGAGTAGTTTCAATTACTTTCACACTATAGTAGTGTCCGACAGTTGGTACTACAGCACCAAATACAGCTTTACTTATCTGAGCAACAGGAGCAGAATAAGTAACGCGTTTGGCAGTGTACCCACCAGCCAATTGGAAAGTACCAGTTTTCTCAATGTTACCATCTCTTTTCAAAGCGAAGAACAGATTGACTGTTGTAGCTGGGGTGGTAGCTCCACTGATCAGGGCATTGGTATCAGCATTGAAGCAGGCGATCTCACCTTCAGCAGCTGTACTTACGAATGTTGGAAAATCAGTTACACCAGTGGCGATACCAGTTCCTGAATAGTCAACTTGTTTGGCGATTAATACATCTGCAAATATACCGAGGGTAGATTTCCAGTACTTGTTTCTGTCTAACATGAATATGAATTTTAAAAGTTTAAATGGGTACGGATCGGGTCATGTTGTCTTTCAGTTTAGTCTCCCAGTTTGGATCTGCTATCATAGCTTTAAAGTACTCAACTGTTAGATCACAAATGGCTTGATGAAACTCTTCTGGTAACTCACAATCCTGAGATAAAAGTAGACTTATCCTACGGGGTTTTTTCACGTAGTCTATACTCACCCCAGTTACTATGAAGCCTGTATCCCCATAAACTGTCAATTCACGTCCTGAAACTTCTGAAATTGGGGATAGATTAGATGATTTGATAAAGGCAGTACGTCTCATAGTACTGATCTTGTCTGCAGGAGTGAGCCTGTTGGCTTGCCATGTTCCCAGTATAGAACTGTATCTGTTGTAAGATAAGGAGGTGACGATTCCATTTACAGTTGTAGTATCATCTACAGTGATAGTTCCAATGGTACCACCAGGGAAGATGAAAGAATGCGGCTTGTAAACAGATTTATAATTTTCCCAATATACAATTATGCCGAGTGTATTACGCATGTGCCAAAGCATTACATCACGAATGAGATACCTCTCCTCTTTAGAGTTGAGGCCAGTGTACCCCGTGATTTGCTGTGCGGTAATAATATCCAGTAGGCTGATGGTGTTACCATTGAGTGTAATCACTACTGTACTGAAATACTTAGGTGTACTCTTGCTGCTGTATAGAGGAAGGGAGAGTACACTCTCAGTGATGGTCTTCAGGGTAGGACGTGGTGTTCCGCATTGAGAAAGAGTACGGCTATCATCTGATATGAGGTAACTGTAGTCTCCTGGTAAAGAAGCCACGTACACATCAGAGTCAAACGAGTCTGTCACTGGGATAGTTCTGTTAGTAACCAGCAGGGTACGGATGCTATCTGCATCCAGTTGATCTACCTGGAATGCGCCATTGCCCTTTGACTTGAGTTTGGATTGAATAAACCTCTCCAGATTCTTATTCAGCAGCCAATCTATTTCATCTGGCAATAACTTACGACGTGTGTTAGAAGCTATGTTCTGTGTAGCCATTGACACTTCTATGTGCTGCTCGCGAATGTTCATCTGGAGAGGTTTTTATAGGTTATGCTTTGCTGGTAGCTGGAGTTTGCTGAAGTCCTTCCTGCATACGTGCCTTCAGCATCACAAGTGATTCTGAGTTTAATTTGTCCTTGATCCAGTACACTGCTTCCTGCATATCATTGCCGAGTACAGTTCCTGTTTCAGGGTTGATGATACGTTCCCCAATCTTCTGCAGAACACTGGTGTTAAGCATAGTTTGAATAGTGTACATCTCATCAAATGATTTATCATTGAATATCTTCACTACATCTGAGGGTTTGGTTTCAGCCAGCACTTTTACCTTGTCCAGTTTCAATGCCTGAGCATTTTTACCTTTGAAAGTACGTGGATCAATTCCCATCAGTGTCAACAGCATATCTGCTTTCTCCGGAGTCTTTTTAATACGCAGGTAAAGTACCAATGCTTCATCCTTATCCTTGTTACCCAGTACTTCGAAATCTTCCTGTTCCTGTGCATCAAAGATGTAGTAGAATTTCAACATACTGTTCTCACCATCCTGCTTGCTGCCGGCTACTTCCGGGTGAGCCTTTGCATGACGGTAGGTAACATAGTCAGATAGATTGAGTGGTAAGTTGATTGAGCTCAATGGTTCATTGTTATCAGTTTCCAATCCGATCTCCAGCTCACGGCCTTTATCAAATGGTACTGCTGTTTTGATTGCGGAGTAGTACTCTGATACCTTGGCACGGAATGCTCTGTCCTCAGGTTCACAGTCTACAATGGTTGGTAATAATAGCTTCTGTTCAGAGAAGTTCAAACCAGACCCAATGGTCGTGGAATAACTATTCTCCCAAAAGGAACCTATGCTCCTTTTGCTCATAGCCATGAATTCCGGTGCGCCGTGTTGAGCATTTCCAATGAAGGAAGGCTTCCGGTAAAGCTTTACAATTCTACTGTTAGGGTGTTTCTTACTCGAGATCATTTGTTTACTGTATGTTTAAGTGTAAAAATACGAAATTCAAAACTACTGCAACTCCTGGGATTGGTGAAAAAAGAAGCCCCTAAAAAGGGGCCTCTCGAGATTAAGAAACCTCTATACAGTAGTTTCTTAAATATATTACTGACCAGCTAAGCATTGGAAGTCGAAGCAACGGTTAGCTCTTAGGATCTGAATACCTGCAGACTTAAAGCGTGTGTATGCGCTCTTATCCTGGTCAGTGCTCAGCAGAGTTGCCTTGCTTTCGTTATCAATGTTAAAGCTTCCAGTCATTACCTGAAGACTCTTAGGCATGTTAGTCATACCGGCGATCACACCATGCTGGAATGAACGTCCTTTCTGAGCAACGTGTTGGATGTTTGGTTGACCATCGTAATCGTTGTCATCAATGAACACCATACGGTAAGATTCTAATGGCCACCCTGTTTCCGGATGAGTGTAACCAGCTGCCTGCTGTGCAAGAGCTACTTTACCCATGTCGAAGGTTGGGTTGTGTTTCACTTTCACAGTGTATCCATCAATATGATAGAACTGATCGAAGTATCCACCCAAAGCCAGATGTGATCCAGTACCAGAGATGAACTTATCGGCAATGTTGCCGGCGCCAGATCCAAGGTTAGCCAGGATAGTTCCACCTGCTTTCTTGATAGCACGATCGAATGCCCTCATACCACCACGACCTGTATGCAATGTGATAGAGATACCTGCTGTGTCAGACTGACCAAACAATGCGTCACCGATTTGGCTCACCATGTAGTCGTAGTTCAAATCAGAGTAAGTACTCTTGTTCTGAATTTGCTCCAGGATACCTGATCCGGTTGGGATGTCTTTACCAGTAAGCAAATCTTTCAGCGCCACGGTACCGTTGGCAGCCCTGTTGTAACGAGAATACCAGTAGTTGTGTTCGCAGATAGATAGCCATTCCATTTCATACTGCCACATAGCCCAATCCATCCAAACATCAGTTTCACCCTTGTCTGTCTTAACTGAGATCTTCATTACCTTGTTAGCAGAATTACCAGCCCAGCTGAAACCATGACGCATGAAACCCATTTGGTTCTTGAATGAACCAGGCATGGCCATTTTAGATTCAGTTGTACGGGATTCACTCTCTGCAACAGCGGTAGTAATGTCAATCCATGCATTACCACCATCCAGCTCTGTCAAAGGACAAAAGTCAGTTGGCAAGGCAGCATTCAATGATACAGTGTACTCATATTCACCAGTACCTGTAATAACAGGATCAGAATGAACATAAGCCTGAATACCGCGGGCTGACTGGATGATGAAGAAACGTTTAATCCAGTTGTCCGTAAGGCGCAACTTGAACTGGTTGTTTCCGATACCAGGCTTATCACCAGTGGTGTACGCATTCGAGCTTACAATTGAAGCTTTATGAATACGGCCCATCACAGGATAAGTGAACTGGACATCATCCAATTCCACAGCAGCTCTCTGCATAGCATTGCCTTCATAGCCAATACCACCGAGGGTCATCAATGAAATAGGATAATTCTTTGTATAGTCACCCATGATATAGGTGAGTTTACGGGTAAGCTCCGATGGAGCGCCCTGACGCTGGTGGTAGAAGTTGGTTTCATCCAGCATTGATTTGGAATCAAAGATTCCTTCGGTGACCCTGTATTTCAGGGCTGGGGTAGGTTGTGCCATATATGGGTACGGTTTTTACATAGTGCGGAAAGCCTTAAAGACTTCCGAGTGATACGAATCCTTTGTTCTTGCCAGCAGTATCATCTGCGCCGGATTTGTTATCATCTTTGGTTTTCTCAACAGCACGCTTCAGTCTTTTCACCTGGGCAGTTTGTGCCTGTGTCTTAATGAGACCACTGAGATCTCCCTTCTTGAACAGCAGGTAGAGGCTTTCCAGTTGTTGAGTAAGATTGTCTCCGACTCTCTGAACCAAAAGGAACTTTCCGTCTTTACCATCATACTCCAGGTGCTCTCTTACATAAGCATTGAAGGCTACTTTATCAGTATCAGGTATGATGATTCTCATTCCTGCTCCCTCATTGATCGTGGTGCTGAGTTTCTGACTCAGTGCATTGACACTTGCAGTGTAAGCTTGTTCAGCTTTCTGCTGTTGCTCCTCGATCAGTTTGAGTTCATGCTCATGGCTGGCTTCTGTTGTCTTATAGGCAGCATCAGCTTTGTCAAAAAGTACCCCATCCTTGATCGCTTTGTCAACAGCCATTTGTGCTGTGTCAGCATCCAAACCTTTACTTATTAAAGAACTCTTGTACAGTGTTACTTGCAGATCAACATTATCTTTAAATGTGCTATACTCAGGCAAGCTAAATGTTTTGAAAGAGTAAAAACTCTCGTCATCACCACCTGCTTGTCTGTGTAGCATGTATGCGTAAGATCTTGGATCCGCTTTCTTCAAATACGCCTCAAAGCTTTGCACAGCCTGCTCTGCAACAACTTTGTCCCTATGGTAAATTCCCTCTGGTGTGAGTGGATCAACTCCGTCAGGATACTCAACTTTGATTGGGTTACCATGTAGTTTATCCACATCAGCAAAGAACGCTTCAGGACTATCGTCAACAGTATCCGTTGTATTGTCTGTTGGTTTGAATGTAGGGTCCTTAATAGCCTTACCATCTGCGTCTTCAATGTATCCCTCAGCCAGGGTACCATCTTCATTGCGCCCATCAACAGGATCTGCAGGTGGAGGATTATCACCAGCAGCTTTCTTAGTTGCCTCAGTTGCAGCAGCATCATCGGTTAACTTCTGTGCAGCAGCTGCATCATCGAGTTTCACCAGCGGTGGTGTGTAATTAGGATTGCTTAAATCTGCCAGTGAAGGTGGCATTGGTATCGCTGCTGCTCCGTCTCCTGCAGAAGGATCATAGTGTCGTTTAATGTAGTTCATACTGTATAGTGTTTGAGTTATTTCTTAGTTGACTTGGCCTTAGCAGCCTGGAGTTTCATAGCTTCAGTCTTCTCTTTACTTTTTAGCTTTTCCTTCTCCAGTGCCAGTTGTTTATCGGCCAGGTTCATATTGTCCTTGTGTATCTTATCACGGTGACTGATCTCCATATAGGCTACCTTCTCTTCAGATAGTACCTTCTGTGCTGCAATCACACGTTTACTGATCTCAACTGAATCGGGTATTCCGTTACCATCCGCATCACTGCTTACACCTGCTGCTTCGAGGGCGTACTCCCCAACTACCATGGCATTCTGGTCACGTCTGTCCCACTCGGCATTGATCTCATTAATCTTGCAGTCACTCTGTATCTGGGCATACTTCTCTTTGATCTGTTCAATCATGGCCTCATGCTGCTGTTCATTCTGAGCGGTCTCTTGCGCCTGCTGCATTTCAATAGCCTCAATGCGCTTGAGTTTACCCATTAGTTCAGCTATGTTATCGGCACGCTGAATCTCCAGAATGGTGGATTGCTTTACACCATTCTGTATCATAGCCTGCGTCTGTCCTTTGTACTGGTTGAGGTTCTGTTGCTCTTCTGCAGAGTGCGTCACGAATAGACCGAGCTCTGCCGAGCAGTAAGAGTTGGGGTCAATCTCCAGCAGCTCACGATCGAAGTCATCTTCATTGTAAATAGCACGAATGCCATCTACATTGACGAAGCGACTGTAATCCAGGAAGCCTTGCAGTTCTTTCTCTGTGAATTCTTCAAACAGGGTGAAAATCATATCTGTCATCAGGCTACTCTGGAAGAGATTGGCTTGAGTGGTACCCAGTCCATCACTACTATTTGTCTGTGCCTTACGTTGTGGTGAGATACCCAATACTTCATCCCAGTCTCTCTTAAAACTATCACGCAGATTAATGAGTTCTTTGATCTGATCAAACAGACTCATATCCAGCGTATGGTATTGATTGAAGCTCTTGTCAACTCCCATCTGGGAACGGTTGATGAGCATGTATCCGAGTGCGTCCGCGTAGTAGAAGAACTTTTCTTCATCCCAGCCATCTCCTTTGGGTATTGAATTCTGGTCAATGAGAGCGATCTTTCCTTTGCTCTTGGCAATAGTTTTCTCCAGCAGGAAGTTGGTTACCATATACATGATAGCATACGGCAGACCCATCTCCAGTACACTCATGTTTTCGGCATGTGTATCACTGTAGTGCTTACCATTGTAGGGAAGCTTACACCGGGAGAAGTTGTTCATCTCATTGCGCTGTACAGGAATTTCCCGCATACGTGAGAAGATCTTGTCCCCGATTCTCCATCCTTCATGCACACTGTTTACCCAGATACGTTTGGTAACTTTCATTGTATCATCAATAGGAGTGTCTTCATCAAGTTCCATCTCCTCTACCTTTCCAGTGAAGGGATCGGTATATTCAACAATCAGTACCTGTTTTTTTCCTTTCCAAGTTACATGGTATACGGGTATCTTACCACTATACTGATCTGACTTGGTATCTCCCTGCAAATAGTTATACATACTGAAAGGAGTAACCCACTGGGTACGGGATTCAAGGTCTACATAGTCTGCATCTTTCAGTTCATCATAGAATCTGTCTACCACATCGCTGATGCTTAACAGTTGTCTACGGATGGCCCATTCACCATCTTCAATGAAGTCAAGTCCGGGACTCTTATCATAATCAAACTCGAGAGCACTTACTCTCTCATAGATGAAGCTTCCATTTTCAATATTCTTGTAACTGTACACACGACCAGTGATCAGCCAATCTTTAAACATCTTCAGTTGCTTCTGCCTTACGTTGTACTCACGGATGGCACGCTTTATCCATTTCTGTCCTCTCCGTGCAAGGTTATCCTTGTAGCCGGAAGTGAACCTATCTTTGATTTCCTCAGGCATGGGTATCTCCTCCTGCTGAGGAATGGAAGGAACATCATGTCCAGCAGCTTGCATGTTAGCTTGTGCTGCAGCAAGGAAATGCTCACCAATGTTCTGTTCCAGCTTCTTGCTCAACCCATCCAGGTAGTTGTTAAAGGCATCTTCGCCCATATTTACTACTTGGTAGACGTAAGGTCTCTTGGGGTATTCTCCCAATAGTAAATCAATGTTGGTACGGAGCATGGAAGTAGGTCTCACCTTAGCGGGGTAAACCTTGTGTTGTGGATTGGTAGCGGATAGCGGATCGGTGATATGGGAGAACCACTCAAGTGGGAATTGATTATTGTACACGCTGTAGAGCATACCCAGATCTTTCCGGTTGCCGGGGGCAGTGCCAAAGTTGAAATTGGATAAACCAATTCTGTAGTCGATATTCAGTTTAAACCACTCGTAGTTCTTTGCAGTCTTTTCAGCCCATGAGAGTCTCTGTAATGGCTTACCACTGGGAGCTACACGGGTATTTTCTTCAGGTAACTGGTTAGATGACATAGTACAGGTGATATGAGAACACCAATACTAAGCCGATTAGAAGTAGGAGGTGGTACCAGCTTGTGTAGCTTGTGCCCCCCCGAAGAGGGGTTTCTTGAAGAAAGTGTTGTCCTTGGGGATACGCTTCTCTTCTTTGTAAGCATTCTCCTTGAGCATGAACATGGCTAGGATAGAACCTGAGATACGGTCAGCATTCTTGTCCGGATTGAATCGCTTCATCTCCCTCAGCAGGCCGAGCCAGTAGATACGATGAATGTTTAGTACAGGTTTTCCCTCAGGAGTAGAGCCTCTCTGTGTAGTATGCCAGTTGGCCAAATAGGTAAGGCCCATACGTTTCTTTTCTGTGGACATATTCATGAAGATAGTACGATTTTTCTGCTGAGCAGCAGTAGTGTACTCCTTGTTACCGAGCATCTCAGGTTCGAAGTCCAGCTTGTGAAGTTGCTTCGTTTTACGTGCGTAGTCTACTATACCCTGTCCACCACCGGCTATCTCACTTTGGATAGACGCATTGTACATATCACTCAGCATAAAGAGATTCTTGTAAGCAGTCTCCAGTTGTTGTGGCCGGGCATCATACCAGGCTACAGGAAGTCCCTCATCTACAGGGTCCAGCATGTTATACTGCTTCCATACAGAGACAGAGAACAGTGAGGTGAGATCTTCACTCTCTTCCTTGTAATAAGGATCGACTACGATTTGGTACATACCATCCGGAGTCTGCCCCTTTATGTCTTTATATGGACGGGCCGCGATAGTGACACATCCTTCCAGATCATCCTTGGCTGTGTGGGGATAGAAGTCCACTGGCTTGGCTACATCCTTTGCTTGGGGTACCAGTATGACTCCATGTTCCTCATCACGTCTAAGTTGTCCGTAGCGTAACATACCCTGTATCACCTGCTGTGTCTCAACACGCCTGATCTGGGCATCCACTTCAGCGATGTCAAACATATTCTTGGAGAGACGTTTGAACATTTCTCCAGGTTTAAATGGGTACTCAGCCTTGTGTCCATCGAGTACTTTGGGATCTTTGGCTTTCTTTTTCTGCCGGCGAATGATCTTCTCAGAGTCAATGGCGCCAACAATATCCACGTTACCCTCTTCATCCATGAAAGAACTCTTGGTTCTCCATACAGGGACAAAGTAGCCACAGGTAGTTCCCTCATAACCTTTCTCCCACACGTTGGGGAATGCCAGCATATCAAAACTATCCGGATCATAGAAAATGTCTTCCAGTCCTTCAATACTTGTACCTTCTTCACCGCCGGTACCAAACACACTGATCTGTCCCACAGTGATGTCTCCATCTTGTATAGAACCGCGGCATACATTCAGCGCTTTCTTCAGGTTCTTGAATGAACCAGCCTCTTCAAATACAATCTTACGTCCACGCTTTCCTCTGGTCTTTTCCGGATCATCAATGCTCAGTCCTATGATCTCACTGAAACTACCACGTTCAACTCCCATACTATCAACATAGGATGCTTTCTGATGCAGAAGTGTACTTTTCTTCTGCCTGTTCTTCTTCCATTCAATACAGTTGTCATTGATGAAATCCAACATGGGCTGTACCTTATTGAGGATACCATCTGTTGTCAAGTACTGTTCCAGTCCTGCAAAATAGTAACTCTTGGAACCATCAATGAAGGTGAAATTGTACACTCCATCCTGGGCCTCTTTGTAAGAGAAGCCGGCTCCTCTTGTCTTCCCACAGCAGACGTGCTTAGCGCCGGGAGACTGAATTCCCATGAATTCTCCGCCGTTCCAGGCGATGTGTTTGAAGTTGTACCACTCATAATCTATCTCATAGAATCTAGGAAAGCCCATGATACGATCACTCACAGTACGACTGAGTTTACCATCCTTCTTACTTCTTCCTTCCCTGTACATAGCCATGGCCACTGCATCGTCTACCTTCATGATAGGAGAGAAGTTTAGGTAGTGATACATTCTGCCGGGTATCCAAAGATCTCCAATACTGTAACCTTCAGCACACCGATGTTCTTCCTCATCCCACCATTCTGTCCACTCCCGGCTTCCTATAGGAGCCAGGCAATACTTGTCTCCCTGTTTTTTGAAATCACGGGCTGTATAAGAGAACTGTGCAGTATTGACTAACTTATGGAATCCCATTACTTTTTGTTGGTTTTATATGTGCGGCGCTTGGATTTAGCCTGATGTGTTGTATGCCAATTTGAGCAAGCAATGCAGTAGTACACATAGGTAAGTTTGAATTGAAGTTTCTTCTTACGGTTGACTTCCTTCATTGCAGCTTTGGCAATGGCACGGGTTTCATAACATTTCTTGGTACATGACATTAGTTGGTTGTACTGATGATGTGGTCCTTTTCTACTGATAGTTCAAAACCAAAATGTTCAGACTTCATAGTACCACAGGCCACTTCATAGGTAACATCTCCATCCCGGTATACCCTGAGAGAAGTGATTACTCTTAGCCGTTGCTCACTATCTGTAGTCAGGTATACTGCACTGCCAATTTCAAATTGAGTCTTAACTATTAGTGTCATTTTCATAAGTGTTTATTCCTCGTCATTTTCATCCCCAAGCATCTTCCCAATCTCTTCAAATGAGATCTGCTGTATAGAAGGAGCAGAGAGTTGCAGGGTTTTCTTTTCACTCCACTCAGTTCTCATAGTTCCCTCTTTCCTTCCCAGGGTAGACTGGCCACGGATGGATGCGTCTCCCTTCATCTCTTCCTGAACACGTTTCTTAAAAGCATCAACCGCAGTGTAAGCCTTACCCAGTTTCTCCAGATTGGTGAGGTACTGGTTAGGACTATGTACAAGTTCTCCCTTCTTATCCTTTTCAGTAAAATCCAGCTCCAGGAAGTAAGTATCCAATGCATTGAGTGAGTACTCCACAGCCTTGAGTGTCTTGAGACTCCTACTGGATTGAAGCAGCAGATCATTGTACTTACTATGAGCCTGCATTACAGCTGCATCCATATCCGACTCACCAAGGCCGGCATACTTCATTGCCTCCTGTCTACGTTCGAAGTCTTCCCACTCACGAATGGGGGAGGTGAAGTCCAGATCGAAGTAGATGAAAGTGAACTCACGTTTGGCTTTCAACTTCTTGTCTCCGCGGTAATCTCCTTCTGAGCCCTTGTCCCTTCTCAGCAGAGCAGCAAACTCTGGTATCAGCATGATCCATTCCTTGTTTAGTTCTACCTGGTAGTTAGCGTCTATAGTGAAGAGTCTCATTGTTCAATGCCCTCCATCAGGACATCCATTGCATCCTTGTTTGATTTGAAATACTTCTTCATATCCTTGCCCAACGAATGTAGGAAGTCCTTGTACTGTTGTGAATGAAGTTTGACCTGAAACTTACCGAGATAGGGTACCATTACCCCTTCAAGTGAGCCGGAGTGAATGGTACCTGAGATAAATTCAGAGAAGTGTTTAGTAATGTGCTCAACCTGTGAGATGTTGAGACTCATATCTTCCGCTATTTCACGGATGATACGACTATTACATTCCTTCTCCTCATAGGGTAGATGAGAATCATACATGGCCATAGTGAAACGTTTATTTGCACTTACACATAGCAAGCACTTCTTTCTTTAAATAGGGTACTTCGTATTCAACCGGCTTAGGATTGGGATTATCTGCTGTTGGGTGAGGATAGTGTTTGATAGTTATTCTTCCCGGCAGGAATCCCTGATACTCCAGACAGAGCATGTACACACTCTGTTGAATAGCGTAGTGGATCCAATTGCAATCCATCAGGTGAGCAATGGGATACTTCATCATCTTGTAACTGCCATTGCGGAACTGAAAACTCTTGAAGTCCAGCTTAGCGTTGGTTTTGTAATCCTCTATATTAGCATATCTCAGTGGTCCCCGTTGAACTCCGAACCCGTGAATAGGTGTATTGTCTGTAAGGATGATAGTTTTATCAATCCTTCCAGCTATTTTGTACCCGTGGTGCCACACCATCCTCTCTGTGTACACTCCATCAGGTCTCTCAATCCATGGATAGTTATCCTCATAGCCGGGCCCGATCACCGATACCTGCTGTCCTTCATAGATGTTAATCATTCTCCCGTGGTCTGACACCTCATTGGCATCATGTATCTTGTTCCCCCTCACTCTGCTCAGCAGGTTCTTTTCTTCCCACTTCTGTTTCCAGTACTCAGGAGTGTTACCATGTTTCTCAGCATATTTGATGTGAGCATCTGCAGGGAACTTCTCATGGAAGTCTTCATACAGAGAAGAAGCTCCGATGTATTTCTGTTGATTGAGAGTGTAAACATGTTCAGCATCATCATAGACTACAGGAGTAGTTATAGGTATCTGCTGTTCAGTACCACACAGTAGTTTACTATCCATCTCTTTAGATGCAAACTCACGTTGTATGTTTTCTGCCCAACTCATTACAAATAGTATCTTATTGGCATGATAAACTTCTTGGCAGCTTTCACAGCACTGCTCTTACGTTTGTAAGTCTCACTGGTAGCAATGGTCTTACCGTTGCGTGCGTGAATAGTGAAGAATATCTGATTGTCGAGTGAACGTTTAATATGTATTTTCATAGTTGTAGATTTATCGAGTGACGGCTTTCACTGCATACATCTGAGCAGTCTCCAGGTTAGTCTTGGCAATGGAGGCAAGCCGCATCATGTCTGAATGTTGTAAATCTCTTGAAGTAAAAGTTCTTTCAATGTTTTCCTTAACCTCAGGGTCAGTAGTAGAAGTCATATCAATATGCCTCTGTCGTACCCACTTATCAATTTCATCAAATGCATCAGCGAAGATCTGTTTGATTGCAGCCACGTCCTCACGCTGACCGGGATTGAAGGATACGGACATTATATGTTGTCCTCTGGTGAGAGTCTTCGAAGACTCCTGTGTAGATTGTGAATCCATAGTTGTAAAGATTTAATATTAGGTAGTTAAGGTACACCTGCTGGGTAGTGAGAAAATTGTTACCCACACGGTGTTGGTAAATAACAATGCCCCAGAGTATTAATCTGAGGCATCTGTCATCTGGTTAGGTTAGACTGTTGGCGGAGTTGGGTCTGTTACTACTGGAGTTGGGTCAACTACCGGAGCTGGTGTTGGAGCCGAAACAGTACTGGCTACATCAGTTGTAATAGTATCCAGGCCCTGGCTTACTACACCAAGAGATTCTCTTAGTGTTTGTACTCCTGCTGGTGATATACCACTGGCTAACTGTCCCTGCAAATCAAGGATGGTTGCTTTCAGTGTTTCGTTTGCTGCTTGTGCAGTAGCAATGGTTACATCTTTTGCAGCCATAGTGTCGGTGAGAGTTTGCTGTACACTATCAAGTGTAGTTTGTAATGTCGCTTCTTTAGCTTTCAAGGCTTCTACCTCAGCTAAAATTTCTTGTTCTGCATCCATGATTTTGTCGAGTTTTGAGTTAATAGATTGTAATAGAGTTACCAACTGTGCACCGGGTTCATCTCCAATGAATCTGTGCTCATGTTTGAATAGACCGAGTACCATAATGTGTGTTTGAATTGAGTGTGAAAGTAGAGAGATAATTGAGCCATGTAGCCCACTCTCTATACAGCAGATGTCCCCTCAATGACAATTTACTGCATTCTTTCCATACGTCTGCTGGATACCAAGTGCCGAGGATTGGGTCATACACAGATCCTCCAGAGTAAACTATTCAGTGCCAGTTTCCTGGATACTCTTGCTGGACGAGAGATGCGGAGGCACACTTTATGCTTAACAGGAGTCTTTGAATACCTTACAATCAAATATGCAAGTAGCGTGTTCCCTTCTTGTGTCCTATCAGTTCAATGCCCCTATCTAAGGTAATACTTAGGAGAATAGCCTGGCAACAGAGAGA